AAATACAAAAGAAAAAAAATAAAAATAACAAATAAAAATAGATAAATTATGGAAACAATTATTCAAGCAATAAACAAAGCAATGTTAAAAGGAGTATTCGATTTAGACGAAGCTGCTGTAATCATGAGAGCATTAGACGAATTAAATCAACAGTTAGCTTCTGTTGCTGAACCAGTAGCTAAAACAAAGAAGTAATATGCCAGACGTTAAGAAACAAATTCAAGTGCAGAAGGATACTGAAGCAAGAGATCTTGGAGTAATAGATTTCTTTAACCAAAGGGACAAGGGTGCTAGAGGTGCAGACGGACTAGTTGCAAATGCAACAAAGATTATCAATGAAGAAACCAAAGTAAAACAAGATCTTTACGATAAATCTCAGTCTGTCACTTCTCTACCTCCCCAGGTAAGACCTATGTTTGCTAGTGTCTTCCTTACTGCAAAAAGAAACAAGCTAGTTGAGAATGGAATATATCTACCTACTGCTTCTTTTGGGAAGGGTAGCGATACAGATATGGAGATGGATTTTTCTGATAGACAGACTGTACTAAGATGTGGTCCACATGCTGATCAATTAGAAGAAGGAATGGAAGTTGTAATTAACTTAGAAAACTTTAAGAAAAAGCTAAGTGACACTATGGCACAGAAAGTAAACAAGGATTACGAGTATGCACTTCCAATAGAACTTATAGAAGGCACTGAGTATCTGCACGTTACGCAGAGAGATGTAAAATACATCTTAGACTCTAAGTAAAAAGTGTCACACACTTATGATATAGCTCTACTTGTTTGTGGAGCTATTTTTTTATATATTGCAAAAAAGGAGAAGAATGAATATTTTTGAGATAACAAACAATGTGGTCATGTATAGCCCACAAGCTTTAATGTTAAGTGCATTTAAGAAAATATACGATAAAGACACAAGCGAAGATAAAATAGAAGCAAACCTACACCTCTCTTACATATACTACATGGTAGATGAGAGAAGTGACTTTATGCATATCTTAGATATAGACGAAAGAACATTAGCAGTTAAAGATGCTCTACAATTACCAGAGAAGTTTAACGGACAGTCAGAAGAGATGGTTAATGCTATGGCATTCTACCAGAAGATGTCAGAGACAACTAGTACTAAGTTACTACAGAGTACTAGGCTAGTTCTACAGAAGATATCTGAGTTCTTAGACAATGTTGACCTCAACGAGAGAGATGACAGATCTAAGAAGCCTGTGCATGACATAGGTAAGATCACTGGTGCTGTTGAGAAGATACCAAAGCTTATTAGAGCCATAAATGAAATAGAGAAAGAAGTTGTGAAAGAGAAAGCCCTTAAGGCTCAATCAGGATCAAAAGATATTAGCATGTTTGATCTAGGAATGTAATGAGAAAGTTCAACAACATACAAACTCCCGTATCAGAGGAGCTGCTAGAGGCTATGCCTAGAGAGGAGAAAGAATCTCTTCTTGACAGCATAGACTCTATAATGTTTATACAGAACCTATCAGATCCTAAGCGTAAGTTTGCTAAAGACTTAGACAGGTGGGATAACCCACTAGTTCCTGAAGTATCTGATGACCCGGACATAGTTCCGAGAAAGCTAGATCCTAACGGTAGAATAGTTGTTGACTTAACTAATCCACACATCCTAGAGGATATGGATTACTTTAGACCTGCTGCTATTAACTTTGAGAAGCACGGATGCTACACAACACTGTATCCTAACAAGAACCCTAACTCAACCTACTATAGATTCTGGTCAGAAGAAGCTAGAAGATGTAGAGAAGGTATGGTTAGAGAATCTGATGGTGAATGGATACCCGGTAACTATTACTTTCAGTTAAACTACGCACCATTGCTTAGAGCAGAAATAATTAAGGGTACAAAGAAAGCAGACAGATTAGAAGGGTTTGCTTACGTGTATGATGCAGATTACTGGTTCTTTCATTACGTAGAACAATGTAGAGCACTAGGTATGCATGGGGCCAACCTCAAGAGAAGGGGTTGTGGTTACTCAGTAAAGGCTAGTAACATGTTAGCAAGAAACTTTATTCTTGGTGACTCTGATAAAGCTAAAGAAAAAGTAAAATCTTTTGCAATTGCAAATGAAAAAGAATACCTCATCAAAGATGGTGTACTAAACAAGTTTGTTTCAGTAATAGACTGGAATGCAACTCACACACCATGGCCAAAGACTAGATCATTAAAGGATTCCTTAAATGACATGCACTGGAGAATGGGATTCAAAGATAATAAGAGTGGTACTGAAAAAGGTGTACTTAACGAAGTAATGGGAGTTACTCTTAAGAACGATGCACAAAAAGCCCGTGGTAAAAGGGGGTCCTTGGTACTATGGGAGGAAGCAGGTAAGTTTGATGACTTCCTAACCGCATGGAAAATTGCACAGCCTTCAGTAGAAGAGTCTGGATTTGCATTTGGATTCATGATGGCCGGTGGTACTGGTGGTGTAGAGGGTGGAGCCTTTGAAGGTCTAGAAGAAATCTTCTATAACTCAGCAGGTTACAACATACACTCAATACCTAATGTGTTTGATAAAAATACAAACGGAAAGAACAATTGTGCATTCTTCTTTGGTACTTATCTTAACTATAGAGGTAAGATGGACAAGAATGGTAACAGTGATGTTATCGGTGCATTAATAGAAATAAACAAGAAAAGAACTAAAGTAAAATACGGATCCTCTGATGTTAACACAATTGTGCAAACAAAAGCGGAAGAACCAATAACTCCTCAGGAAGCTATCATGCGTACAGAGGGTGTTGCATTTCCTGTAGCAGATCTTAGGGATTACCTAGAAGACATCGCTCCAGAACTAGACTCATTCTTAGACACTCATTATCAAGGTACTATAGTATATGGTGATGATGGATTAACTAAGTGGCGTAACACAGATGATAAACCAATTAGAGAATTCCCTTACAAAGTAAAAGGAGGATCATCATCTGACGGTGCTGTAGAGATCTACGAAATGCCTAATAAAAATAGAGATGGAAACATATTCGATAATAGATATATTGCCGGCATTGACCCTATTGATAATGATTATACTATCGGAGGCTCGCTCGCATCAATAATAGTTTTTGACTTATGGACAGACAAGATCGTAGCAGAATATACTGGTAGACCTCAGCTGGCTAATGAGTTTTATGAAACTTGCGTAAGGCTACTGATGTTTTATAACGCACAAGCCAACTACGAGAATAACCTTAAAGGTTTGTTCTCTTACTTTAGTAACAACCATGCGTTGCATTTGCTAGCTGATAGTCCTGAGATCTTAAGAGACATGGACATAGTTAAGTCCAACTTGTTTGGTAACAGAGCTAAAGGTACTAGAACAACAAAGGATGTTATTAAGTTGGGTAAAACATTACAAAGAACCTGGATGCTTACGCCTTATGAAGAAGAAAGGTACGATCAAGACAGTGGTAAGACCACAACTATGAGCATACCTAACCTAAGAAGGATTAGAAGTATAGGATACATAAAAGAATGTATAGCATGGAATCCTGACATTAACACGGATAGGGTGTCTGCTATGGATATGGTAATGATCCTAAGAGAAGACAGGGCTAAGTACACAACTAAGTTTGAAGAAGAAGAATTAAAAGATACAGATAACTTTTATCACAACGATGAGTTTCTAGATCTTAACTGGCAGAAAGCAATGCAGAAAAGAGGCAAAGAGCCTAACTATGCAGATTTTGGTTTTTAGCTATAATATATAAAGAAAAAAACACAGATAATTTTGTAAATTTACAATAATAAATAAAACTATGTCATCAAAGAAAAATTTCCCAAGTCAAAAATTGACTTACAAAAAGAAAGGTAAAGCCTGGAGAAGAGACCATTTAGATTGGGCTGACAACAACAGCTACCTTAACAATAGCAATATAAGAAGAAAGCTTAAGCACAAGAGAATAAACTTAAACCTGTACAACGGTAAGTTGGATATAGCAGATATGAAGCTAATTCTTAATCCTGGTGGAATGGAGAAGTACTATGTACCCGATGCTATTCAGCACTACCCAATCGTTACTCCTAGAGTTAACGTACTTGTTGGGGAGGAAAAGAGAAGAAAATTTGACTGGAGCGTAAGCATTATAAATCCTGACACCTTATCTAAAATAAAGGAAGATCAGAAAAAGCTAGTTGATGAAAGGCTTATGGAAATGCTTCAATCAGATGTTTCTGATGAGGACCTAGAACAAGAGTTGACTAAGTATGCTGACTACATAAACTTTGATTATCAAGACATTAGAGAAAAAAGAGCTAATCTTTTGATGAGACATTACATAACTAAGCTAGACATGAAGGTTGTCTTTCAGCAAGGATTCAAGGATGCCTTGATTATGGGAGAAGAGATATACATGTTTGACATTGTAAATGGTCAAGTTACTTTTGAGAAACTAAACCCATTAAAAGTTCACACTCTTCGTGGTGGTAACTCTAACAAAATAGAAGACTCTGATGTTATTGTAATAGATGACTTCTGGAGCCCTGGTAAAATACAGGATACATACTACAATGATTTAAACGACATAGAAGTAAAGAAACTTGACGAGCAAGACTTTAACGGATCTAATGTAGATTCTGATGGAGAAAGTCATGCTATAAACTACAAAGACGGACTTCAGCTTCTAGAAAGAGAAGGAATGGATTCTTACATGGAATCAACAGGAATCTTTGATTCAAAAGATGGTGCAGGAGGTTCTTATACTGATGGTAACGGAAACATTAGAGTGCTAAGAATGTTCTGGAGATCTATGAAGAAGGTATTGAAGATTGAGTTCTTTGATGAATTAGGAAAGAAGCAGGTTAAGTTTAGATCAGAAGATTACATCATAGACAAAGAGATGGGTGAGACATCTAAGGTTCTTTGGATACCACAGTGGTGGAAAGGTGTTAAGATCGGAGAAGATACTTATCTTCAGATAAAACCAAGAGAAATACAATACAATAGAATAGATCAGCCGTCATTTAACTCATGCGGAATAGTTGGTCAAGTATACAATACAAGTGATGAGGAGTCTGTAACTCTAGTAGATAGAGCTAAGCCTTTTCAGTACCTGTACGATATCTCTTGGCACAGAGTAAATGAGGCACTATCTAAATACATGGGATCAATTGTTGAGCTAGATTTAGCAAAGGTTCCTACAGGATGGTCAGTAAGCAAGTGGTTATACTTTGCACGTAAATCTGGTATATCTGTAGTAGATAGTTTTAAAGAAGGACAAAAGGGGATGGCTAAAGGAAGACTTGCCGGCTCAGTAGGAAATACCACAGGTAGAGTACTAGAGCAAAGAGTAGGTGACTTTATCCAGACACATATAGACATGATGGAGTTTGCGAAAGCTCAGATGGACGAGATAACTGGTGTTTCAAGACAGCGTTTAGGACAAGTCGAGAACAGGGAGACTGTTGGCGGTGTGGAACGAGCAGTATCTCAGTCCAATCATATTACAGAAGAAATATTTACTATGCATGACTTTTGCAAGAAAAGATGTTTCCAGATATTACTGGAGACTGCTAAGATTGCACTAAAGGGTCAAGATCTTAAATTCTCTTACATTGCTGACGACATGACTCGTCAATTGGCAGAGATAGATGGTGATCAGTTTGCAGAAGAAGAATATGGACTCGCAGTCTCTAATGATGACGAGATAAACAGAATGGAACAAAGACTAGAAGGTATGGTACAGATGGGACTACAAAACCAGATGCTATCTTTCTCAACAGCCATTAAGATTTACAACTCACCATCAGTAAGAGAAATACAAAGACTTATACAGAAGGATGAGCAACAAATGAAAGAGAGTCAGTCTCAACAGGCTGAAGCACAGAACAAGCAGATGGAAGCTGATAGAGCTCAAGCAATGCAAATGGATGAAACAACTAAGAGAATAGACTTAGAGAAGTTCAATAGAACTGACGAAACATCAAGATACATTGCAGAACTAAAGGCAGAGACAGAAAGACTTAAGATGGATAATGCTGAAAGAGGAGTTCTTTCTGCACAAGAAGATGACTCTGATCTTGCTAAGTTTGAAGCTGAACTAGGTATAAAAGAAAAAGGTTTACAAAATGACATGAGTAAGCATAATGATCTAATGGCTAGGAAAGATAAAGAAATAAGTCTAAAAGAAAAACAGATTAATAAACCAAATACCACAAAATAATGAAACAGACCCAAAATCAATTTTTTGGATTAAGAAGCAACATGCCCAGCAGAATGGAAGCAGGCTCCACTTATCTTTGCGAAGATACTAAGGAACTTTTCCTGTATGGTCAAGGAAATACTCCAGTACTAATAAACGGTGAAGTAGATGACGCAAATGAAGCATTAGCACTAGCTGGTCAATCAGGATACTCTCATACAGGAGCATTTGCTGATAAACCATTAGACAACAACTACGTATGGCAAGCAGGTGCAGGTATAGATTATACTCAAGCTAATGTAGACGCAGAGTTGTGGAAAGTGTTTTCTCTTAGTAGTGCTGTACATGCAGCAGTAGATAATCCTTATTGGTCAACACCAACACCTACCGGAACAACTGGAGTGGGATTATTTCAGGGAGCTAACTTACCAAATGATGTAACTAAGTTATTTGAATTTGATCACGACTTTGACGCTAACTATCCTACTTCTACAGGAACAGGATTTGAAGGAACTACAGGACGTATTAGATTGAATGATGCAGTATACGGTGATCAACTAAGAGTACGTTTTGACTTTAATGTTGTACCTCAGATAGCCAACACTACTGTAGAGCCGGCACTATGGTATTCTAACAGGAATGACAACGATGATATTACTTTTACCTTCCCACTAACGGCACAGCCAATATTTTATGGGCAGGGTACAGTAGGTAGATCTTTCTTAAACAGAGTAGAAATATCAGCATGGATAACAAGTAACGAAGATGTTAATGCGTTAACACTTCCAGCAATTAAATCAGATAACCCAGTAATCATACAACCTTTAGGATTACTAGTAACCTTAATACGATAATAAAATGGCAATAAGAATAGCAAGAAATGACGCAGGTAACTGTATTAACTTTTTTGGATCTTCTAACCCTACATACTGGAACGCAGTACTAGAGGGAGAGATAAATGAAGATAATCCAAACAACATTAACGTAGTAAACACTGTAAGAACACTAGAGCAAGAAGGAATAGTATATGAATTTTTTAATCTACCTTTTACAGATTTTGTAGATAAAGATGAGAATACTTTTGAGAATGCTTCTGAGTGTGCACAATATATAACAGAAAATGCAAACGTATCTGGTACTTCAGGTACATTTATCTTTAACCAAACAGATACATTAGATGCTCAAAGAGAAGCAACTAACACAACAGTTCTTTTTTCTAACGGAGATATTTTTGCAGTTAATGCATTACACGCTAGTGAATCAGATAATGGAACAATAAAGATAGAAACAGTTGTAGGTAGTAAAGAGATATACTTAAACCTAAGATACTACAACGTAAGTGTTAATGGAGGTGCTGTATCTTTTAATAGTTTGTCTGCAGCAGTAGATAGACTTAACGAGGTTTTGTCAGGACAAGCTGTTGGATCAGAAACTGGAACCGCAGCATCTGGTGCAACAACTGAGTCTGCTTCTGGATCTTTCGTAGTATATGGAGACAGAATTACTAATGTAGGAAATACTTATACATCTACAAGAGAGACAGGAAACTTTGATACATCTAACGGTATGGTAAGCGTAGAAACAATATCAGAGCCAGGAGAATACTTTCAGTTTGCTCAAAGCACGAACTGGGATTCAGCTGGTACTGGATTTACTTTTGGTTTATTTGATGAGACAACTTATGATCAATCTGACTTAGAGGTAGATGTAGCTGGTAATGCTGTAAAGAACATTCTTAGACTAAGAGTCAAAAACACAAACTTTATATTTTCAGATCCAGATTCAACTTACGGAAAAATAAACGAATCAGGATTCTCTGACGACCTATCTTCTAGGCTTACATATAGATTAGGATTAGATTCAGATGGTAGAGCATATATTGGTTATATAGATACAAACAGTAATTTAGTAATAGTAGGTAGAACCGAAAAGGCAATAGCTACTGGAACTGAATTAAAGCTTAACGTTATAATGCCACTTGCAAATGAATTAGATGGTATCGGTGCTTTTACAGTTAATACTTTGGAGACAGCTCCAGCATTAACTTGGCACTACATAGAAAGTCCAGACGGATCTTTTTATTACCCATTATTTAATTCTACTGAGCAAGCTAACTATGTAGACGAAGAGTACGGAACTGCAGCAGATGACGCTGGTGTTAATCACCAACATTTATTTGTAGATGAGCAACCAAGTCAAAACATTTGGTACATGCCAACATCTTACATGTTTCATGATCAATCTTCAGCACCTGCTGCTATTGCAGGAGTTGTATGGAATGAAATTACAACTGGAGATGATGCAAACTATATACCAGCTCCATACGCAAGTAACACTCAAACAGTAGATGAATTATCTTCAATGAATCTGCCTATAAGACCAGCAGGAGATGCATCAACTTATAATGTAACCGGAATACCAACTGGACTTGCTTTTGATGGGCAATACTTAGTAGGTAATGCTCCAGAAGTATTACTAGATAATGTTACAAATCCAAGCGATACATATACAATCAGTATAACTAAAGCAAATGATTATGGCTCAAGTGTAGGAACGCTTATATTAGTAGTGACTAACACGACAGCACCATCAACAGCTTTAAGTGGATTTACTTGGGACAACACTTCAACTCCATTAGTTGATTCTACAACTATGGGAGAAGGTTCAGTTGTTTCTTTTGACGATACGCTAGAAGAAGGCAAGAGACTTATAGTAGATGAGACTTGGGTAGAAACAAATGTTCTTCCTAATTTAGTTAATCTTAATGACAAGGTATACATTGGTATTGCTACCTCAAGTGCTAACTGGTCAAGTGTAGATGCTTCTGACTTTAGCATGTATGTTTCTTGGGAAAAGACTGGAGCTACATCAACACTAAATAGTTTATATGGAGCGTCTGGAACAGACTCTTTGACAATATCTAGTAGTACAGATGCTGTTTATGACTTTGGATTTGAGGTTGATAATGGAACTACATACGTAATGGCTTGTGCTACTTCTGATATGAATACAGATGCATCACCTAGTGATGGAGGAAGTTTTACTAGAATAGTTAGCAATTCTTCTTTTTCTGGACCTCACACAATTGTTATTGCAACAGTAAGTGCAGAGACTGATTTAAGTACATCTGGTATTGGAGAAATAACAGCTCCAGTTGCACCTAGTAACGCAACAGGTTGGACTAAGGCTTTAGATTTTAGTGGCTCTAACGAACATTTAAAAATAGTGAATAGCTCAAGTAGTGTAATGGCTATAAGAATGAAACATATGTCAGTAACAGCAGCAGCTCCTTTAACTTCAGGATATACTTCTAATAGTTATAATGCTTTGCCTTGGGCTACTTCTATAGTATTCAAAACTGATAGAAACAATTCTAATCAACATATTTGGAATAGTGGAGAAGGTGCTAATAGTAGTAATGATAATATATTTTTAAGACAGTCTTCTGATGGTAAACTTTGGTTTGGTTGGGGTAGAGGTTCTACGAATAATGAAGTTAGGATTTCTGGTAACTTAGATTCTTCTAAATGGTATGGAGTATATATAGCTCATAATGGTACTAGATTGTCTAATCCTACTACAGCTCAATTAGTAGATTCTTTTGATATTAGAATAATGAGTACTGATGATTCTTTTGCTTCTGTAGGTTCTGAAGTATCTAATACAACTAATTGGAATTATGGAACTCCTAATGGCT